CACCCACTGAAGTCGCTCCCCAGGGGTGCCACGCCGCCACGACCGCCACATGTACTCACTAAACTGTTCACTCCACTGGCCGTACATCCCAAGGATCCTACCAGCCTGATACCTTAATGGCCATGGGGCGTTACCCTTTCTGAATGGAAACTGTGTATGCTCAACAAAATAACGTGCCAACGTGCCCGCGACGTCTTCGATGGGTATGTCATCGCTTACGGCTTTCATTTCGATGTCTTTTGTCAATGCTTCCTGCAGTTTGCCCGCGCCGGAGTCTCTGTGGAAAACGTCGACATTATGATCCTGTCTAAACCTGGCGATGGCCGGGAGTGCCCGATCATAAACTGCCCGAAACGTTACGGCCCGACCGAAGTTATTGCCTGCCTGCGTGAACCACAACGTGCTCCTTAAGAAGTCCTCAGTGAACCATTCCCTCTCCATGGGACCACTGCCAGTACCTTGTTGCCCTGGGGTGAATGAACCCTCTGGGATCGGTGCTGACGCCTGAGGTACAAGGGCGCCATACTTCTCAGCCAAATCCCAGGTTGATTCATCCGCAATCATCCGAAGCCCGTGACCATACCAGCGCGCACCTAGATGAGGATACGCCGACAGGAAGGACTGCGTCATGTCTCGAACCATCAACGCTGGCCGCATCCCCAAGGAACTGGAGTATTGGAATAGGACCAGCTTGTCGATCCACTCCTCCGTGAGACCAAGCCGATCCATCATTGGCAACTTGATGATCGCCCTCCACCAGTTCCGGATAGCATCCATGCTATAGTCACGCCCACCGTACATGGTATTCATGTAGTTGGCGATCGGTGCACGTAGGCCCTTGGGTAGATCGGGGTCCTTAAATGCCTGTACAGCCTGGTCCCATGCCTTGCCCATGAAATGTTCACGAGCGCCCAGCTGCATGTGAATCCAAAGGAGCTTGACCGCATCCGGCTCGGTTGCCGCCCGCTTGGCGTCCTCAATGGTACGGGCATGCTTGGCGAAGTAATCTGCCGTCTCATTCACCCCTGGTTCACTAAAAGGGCTGAAGTCAGACTTCTTCCCTGCGCGTTGAGCATACACCGCACGCATGACACGCGGCATGTAATCCTCAACGTATGGGGCGGCATCACCGATACCGAACTCCCTGAAGGTCTCATCAAAATAGTTGCGGATCTCAGCAGACCATCGAAGTTCCTGGTCTGACATATGATTACGTAAGGCTACCTCTGACTTGGCCTCGGCACCCTTAGCCTCAAGATAATCACGTAGTACCACGCGCCGCTCAACAGGAATCTTCCAGAGGTGCTTGATCTTTTTCGCCGCGGTGTCTAACCAACGATCATGAGGAATACGGGCTGAGTCCAATGGTAGATAGATGTTGGAAAAGACTGGATGTCCAAGATCACGTTCGATCTGATTGAACCAATCTCGCGATGCTCTCCAAAATGCGGTCAATCCTGAAGAACCGAAGGACTCCTTTGCCTCCTCACGAGTTACTTCCGCCTTAAAGGGCTTGCCAGCCAATACGTCCCGTCGAGTATACTTGCTGACAGCCTCATAGACATCGTCCTCAGTGACAGGACCAAGCTGGTCCGCCTCAGGGTTATAGCGAGGCGGGCCGGATACCCATGGAAGATTATTAAAGAAATCCTTGCCACCGAGCTCCTTAGCCTCACGTTCAAGATTACCCATGAGGTCTGGGGCCTGGGTGAAGTCAGACTTCTGGTCATATAGGAACAATAGATCTCGAAAACTTTCAAAGCTCTCAACGCGATCGCCATGATCAAGAGACCACTCACCGTTCTCATTGACAAAGATTGAGGCGCCACCGCCAAGAATCGTGTCAGCCCACGTTACCGCACTTATCGCCGGATTAAGGCGCTGGTTCACGATATGCATGTATCGGTCCATGCGACGCGCCCAGTAATCATTGTTACCCCTGATCACATCGTATGTATGCTCAGCAAGATTGTGCGCTAAGTCAAGGACATGTTCAAGTGAGGTATCGATCTGAACAAGGCGCTGCATCTCCTCCTTAGCCTGTGGCTCCCAAATGTTTTTGACGCTGCTCATCAACCGGACAAAGACCTCTTCACGGGCGACGCCAGGGTTTTTATAAGACCCATAAAACTCAGACATCAATGCCTTAGCCATCTTACTAAGGGTGTCGGACGTCGGCTCACCGGTTCTTAAACCAAGGTCACCGTAAAGATCAAACAGCATAATACGGTCCTTCATCTTCTCGACCCGTTTTACCAGATGGTGGCCAATCTCATGATTCATGATCGAGATACCTTGGCCCTTACCCGCTCCAATGAGGGTGTCGCCCTCATTAATGAGCATGACGCCCTCAATGTCTGCAAGAAGATCTGGTTCTCCAAATCTGACCATCTGAACAGGACCAGTAGGGGTCTGTGCTGTACGGCCTGGTAACTCAGCTAAACGCCGTCGGATGCGTTCACGCCTGGTTACTCGTTCTTCTCCTGGATTGACCGCAAATTCCTCCGCATCAAGTTCATCGGATAATGCCTGTACCTCCTCCTCTGCTAAAAGCCGCGGGTCAAAACCCTCAGATTCAAGGGCCAGCATGAGCTGTACCTTAGGAGACAGGTTGTTTACTGATTGACGCCGCCCAATCATCTTCTCAAGAAGCTGATCAGCCTGACCACCAAGTTGTCCAGATCGTTGCGCTGCCTCAACTCGTTGATCAGGGGTAAGGTTCAGGTCAGTCGCCACCATCGGGGCGCCCTGCGTGGGCTGCTCTTGAGTGGTCATGGGCAGCGGCATCTGACGTGGTCCTGGAGGGCCCTCAGGCCCGTATTGAATCGGTGGTGTGAAGGTCTCCTCGCGCATGGCACCGAGCTTATATTGCTCAGCCCAATCAGGATGACGCTGCTTGATAAGTTCTTCCATCTCCATGAGTGACGCCTGCGCCGCGGAAATCATCATCCCATCTTTGATGGTGCCAGAGTCAACGTCTCTCCTTAGGGCCTCGTATGCAAGGATAAGCTGGGGTCGATCTTCCGTGCCCTTAAGGTAGTTCTCATAGTCAGGACTCCAACCGGCACGAAACGGGGCCTTAGGCTCTTCGGCCGGCGCCTCCTCGGTTGGCATGACAAATTCTTGTTCGGTAAACTTACCGCCCTGCTCAAGCACATTCGTGAGTCCCTCTTCTTGAGTCGCCGGCTGTTGATATTTAAGCTCTCGACCCTCTTGTGCTGTCTTTTGGTCTGGGTACACGACGAGAGTATCTCCGTCAGCCACGGCGGAAATGCCGAGGTCAGCAAGTGTCGCAGCAGCATGGGCAGCCTCCTCAGGGGTAGTCATTACCGTCTCAGTGGTCTCAGACGGGGTCGCATAGACCGACAGGAGATTATAGTACTCCTGCACGTCAAGTGCAGAACCAGCAACATCAGTGATGGGCTTGCCAGCCTTCATCACTTCTTGAATGAACTTAGCCTTGATCTCAGGTTCCCATTCCCTGTTCATTCCAGCGGTAGTACCGTCCTCAAACGTCACGGTGGGCCCAACCAATTGAGATGTCTCAAGGTCCCGACCTGAAAACACCGTGGCAGACTCAGGCACCGCATTCAGATACTTCATCTCATCTTGAGCAATTTGAACACGAGTCTGATTTGCGGGACTTGTTGGATTTGGGCTGTTCTCAATCTCAGTGATCGCAGGTGGCTGCGGCCTAGAATTTGGCTTATCATACTTCGAGGTACGCATGTGACCAATCTTCCTAGCCATTGCGTTCATGGCGAATCCAAGGATGCCGCCGACCTCACCAGATTTGGTGACCCCCTCCATAAGGTCTCGTTGAGAGTCATAGAGCATCTTGGCTGTCACATTGGACCCGAACTGTTGCAGCACCTCCTGTGTGCCCTCCTCGAGAATGCCAGCAATTCCGGCAGCCAGTGTCGTGTGTGCGTACTTCTTTAGAATCTTCTCCATGGCCAATGGACCAAGCTTGCCCGCGATCCTTTCGTATGCACCAAGGATCGGGGCAGCCTCCGTCGCGCCCAGAAGACCATTAGATACCAAGGACCCAAGAGCCGCGGGGAATGGGGCACCTGCCTCTTCAGCTTCTTTGAATCCCTGTCCTGCCGCGATTGCAGCGCCTAAGGTCAATGCGCCTGATGGTCCGGCCAAGAGGTTAAAGGCAAGGGAACCGGCACCGCGCGGCAAGTCCCCCGCCCAAAAGCTCTTGGTCATTTCGGTGTTCACCGGGTATAGTGCATTGACCGTCTCTTCTATCTGTTTGGCGAGCTCAGGGCTATCAGCCTTGAGTGTGTCTGCAACGTTCCGGCCCTCATAGCCCGCCTGTTGCAGCGCCCCAGGTAAATTCTGTGCACCTGATAGGATCTTACCAGGAAGATCCACAAAGGTGGAGGCGATGCCTGACAACGCCTGCCCAAAAGAGCCACGGATCACCTCCGATGTAAGGTGCGACGCCAACGAGATGTCGTCTCGCTCAGGTTTTAGAGCGTCGTAAAAGCCAGACCACCAAGACTTTGCGCTCTCAGCCTGATTGGCGGCATGCTGCTTCTCGAGAATGTCACGTGGGATATCAAGTGAGGTATCACGAGATGAAGGTGTAGGTTTTAAGGCGGCCTCAGTCTCCCAAGATTCATAGATCTGATCAATCTCAGGGATCCCAGTCCGCCCAATCGGTGGTACGGTGCCCATAAGTTACCTCTGTCTTGGTAATCCGGCAGGCGGCACGCCAGCTGGTGGTACACCTATTGGTTCACCTGGTGCAGGCGGCAAGACACGCCATTGGTTATAGTCCTTCAACCAATTGATGAATCCTGGGTCTTCTCTTGATTTGAAACCAAGTTGTTGCGCTAGGGTTTGTAGGATCACGCCTCGATCTTGGATGCTGAGCTGAGTACTCTTCATCAATGTGACCATGGCATCAACATTCTTTACATCCATCTTTGACGACCTGATACGTTCCATGCTCTCCTCAATCATCTGAGCATCACGTGCAAGGGCCATCGGCAAGGATACCATGTTACCCTTACCATCAGGAACCTTAACGTTACTTGGAGTTGATAGTAACTGCTGCAGTTGACCACGTTGAAGGTTGGCATACTGCGCGTTGATCTTCTTAAACTCAAGGTTCACCGCCGCATTACTAGCCAGATAGTTCAACGGAAGTTGCTTGGTCACCATCTGCCCAGTCTCAGGATCTCTAAATGTGACATCCTTACCTGGTAGCATCTCAACAGGGATATCTTTACCCTGTGCAGCCATCCCCGCAAGGAGTGACATGTGCCCAGGAGAATCTACAAGATTCGGGAACGCCTCCTTAAGAATCGGCAAGATAGACTTCTGCAACTCACGCTGTTCTGGGGACATCGCGTTCTGGAATGCTTCAACCGTCCCCTTGGCGGGTTCTTTTCGAGTCATCAAAGATAATGACATGTCCTGGGCGGCCTGTGCCGGCAAGGTACCACCGTAATCCCTGAACAATTGCTGGGCATTATCACCCACCGACTTCTGAAATGCAACCTGCTGTTTCATGGACTCTTGAGCCAGGTCATACTGACCTTTCAATCCTGCAGTAGCCAGTTGTGCAACGCCAGTAGCACCAATCTCCTCCATTCGGCCCTGATGCTGCGGGTCAGCGGCGAGAATGCGAGCCATCCGAGGGTCCATCCCAGGGGCCATGGGAGATTGGCCAGGAGGAGCCATCATGGGAGGTTGCCCGGGAGCCATACCTCCAGGTCCAGGTGCTCCAGGTCCAGGCATTGCCTCTGCCGGGATGCCGCCCTCTGCGTACATCCCTTGATCTATTTGAGGTGTTGGCTGTGACTGTGCCATCTCAGCTTGAGCCTGCGGAACGATCCGTGCGATGGTTGACTGGTTCTGTGGGTCTTTGAGGATCGCCTTCCGTAAGTTCTGTTGAATGCGCTCAACACTCTGCGGCCCGTAATCTCCCTCTGCAGTTTGCGGAAGGGTGATGCCAAGAACCTTCTCAACAGCCTTACGCTTTTTAGAATCAGAAAGCAGATCACCAAGATCATAACCAAGCTTACTAAGGGTGAAGACACTTTCTGCCTCCTTTACCTCATTCTGGTAATCATTGGCCTTTTTACCGATCCAAGCATTGAAGACACCACCGATCATGTCCGCTGCGTTACGTGCACCGGTTTGAGGCTCATAACCCGTGGCCTGCGACGTGTAAGGCATGTACGGATAACCGGCCACACTCTTCATCGCCTGCATCCCTTGGGCCGCCCTGATTTGTGCGGAGAAAGGATCATCCTGTCCGTAAGGCATTAGCGTGACCTCCTAGTACGTCGGCTGAGCAAGCAGCCATGGCGGAATCTGACCCTGTGGCAATGTGGCCGGGTTGCCACCCGGTGTGCCCCAGCCAGGGGTACTCCAACCACCACCACCCGCGGTATTTGCGTTCCCACCACCCTGGAACCATGGGCTTGAGAACAAAAGTCCCATCCCTGTTTGAGCTACACCAGCCCATGGGGAAGGACCTTGAGGATACTGCTGCATCTGGCCTGGGAACTGTGTAGCCGCGGCCCCGATATATTGATTCCATGGGTTGGCGTATGGCTGCTGACGAATGAATTCGGTATATGCACGGTTGAGTGTATCCTGGTCATAGTTCTGACCGACCGCTCCCAGACCCATGGAGGCATTGAAGCCAGGGATACCCATATTCGCGATCTCTGCACCAGTCCTCGCTTTCGAGATGTCTAGCCCCCATCCCTGTAACATGAGCTGAGCGCGTGCTTGGTCACGTGCCTCTTGTTGAGATTGAATCTGTGCAGCGTTGATTGCACCAGTCATCCCAAGGTTCATCCCCTCTAAACCCTGGCGACCAAGCTCGGTTGCGGCTCCGAGCCTTCTGCCAGCAGCGTTCTCACCGGCACCATAGACCATCTGGGCGATGAGAGCATTCTGGTCCTTGGCCGTTTGCGCCTGATAATCTGTCATGGCCGTGTTGTAGCTTGATCCGAACCGACCTCCTGGACCCGCGGTGCGTTCGGCCAGTTGTGCCCCGCGCTGTTGGATGCCTCGTTCTTGGGATCCAATCATGCCCTGCCACGCGTCAGTGGAGTTTACTGGGATACCTGTACGGGCGATCTCCTCCAAGTATCCGGTTCCTCCCCTACCGAATTGCAGTCCAGCCTCCATCGAGGCACGCGGGATATTGGACAAGTAGTTCTGAAATGCTGAAGAACCACCCTCAGGCAGCATCTCACGAACAAACTGACCGGCGCCAACCTGCGGCGGCTGCATGAAGCGTTGGGCTAGTGCTGCCTGCTCTCCACCTAAACCTTGGAACGGAGCGGCGTTGTTCGCCGCCTGACCAAAGAACGGGTTGAACGGCGCCGATAGTTGGCCACCGTATCCAGGGACCCCTTGGCCGACCTGACCACCAAGGAAATTGGTCCATGAGTTGTAGAGTTCCTGATTTGCCGGACGGAGTTGTTGACCCTGTTGGTCCTGTCGCCCTCGATTAGAGAGGGCAGAAGAAGCAACCGAGCCACCAGCCCCGATACCTGCCGCAATCAGCGCCGCAGTAGTTGTGCCAATCATTAGAGCTCCTTACTGAAGTTCACCTCGAGTAAGTGGAATCCCTTATCACCGTAGAACTTCTCCATCTTGGGAAAGTCTTTGTTCATTAACGCGGCCATGATCAGACGCGTGCAGAACATTGACCTGGCCCATTGTTCCAACTGATGGATCAATTGGGCTCCGACACCCTTCTCTCTGTATTCCAAGTCAACATACCAGAAGGTTTCAAGCGCGGTCCCCTTACCGGTGTTAACATCCCGATAAGTAAGACCACCAATTGCGCCAACAATCTGCTCATTCTCAGTTAAGACAAAGATCACACCATTTCCTGACTTCATAAACCCAGTCCAAGATAAGATAAAGATCTCATCACTGAACTCTCCGCCGATATTGGCCTCTTCAAAGAACTTGTGGGCCATATCTAAGATCAGCGGCAACTCGGCGGTTTGCAATTGCCTGATGGTGCGCACAGCTGCTTCCATAAACTCTCCTTTACTTGACAGGTGTGCTGCGTTGGACAAGTTGTGCTACTGGGATGTCCCAATCCTGCAACTCAATGTAGCTCTTAAGGTTACGGAACCTTAAGGCTGTCATAGGTACTATGACCTTCTCCATGACATGACGTGCTGCATCATAATCGAGTTGCTCATTATGACCGCGCCATACGGCCTCCCATTCCATGACCTCAATCCATTCAGGTGGGATCATCACTGTCGTGTTCTCTAGACTTGCCACATCTGGATAAACCCATGCATAGATGTTTAACCTGTATGTAGATCGATCTGGGATTGGGTCTGCAAAGATCTTGTCATTCCATCTGGCATAGCGATATGGTGCTGATGCCACATTAAAGTTCGCCTTGATCACCTCCCTAAATGAGGTCTTCTTCAAACGTCTTGTTAACGGTGTCCCGTTAGAATTCGTAATACTGGTATCTTCCAAAGTCATTGATAGTACGGCGCGCACCCCATCAGGTAACGGATACTCGCGTTGACCAACCACGGTAAAACGATTAAAGTACCGCTGAAACTCCACGAATGGATACCTTGATGCAATGTCCACGTAGGCTTGACAGAGCCAGGTGACTGCTGAGGTATCAATATCAGTGTCGGAGCGGTTCATCCGCTTTACAACGTTAGATACGCTGTCTTGAATGATAGCCATATTAGATCACAAAGATTCTTATGGTCGTTGACGCGGTACTACACTTAAGTGTGAGGTCTTGGGCTGTTGCTGCCACCGTTCCAAGGTAAATAACTCCCGCCTTATCCGTACGTATCGTGATAAAACCCACAGGAATTCTACCAAGAGAGTGAGTAACAGTAAAATCAGTATCGGGAGCAACAGGCGTGATAACATTGATCCATCTCCCCTGCATATTGTCCAAAGCAGTACCATTACCGAAACTAATTTGACCATTGAGAATGTTCGCAAGACGCTCAACATACTTCTTTGTCGCCTGACGGAAGCGGTCAATGAGGCTTGTGTAATCCTGAGGGTCGCCTGAATTTGAGACATCTAATTGCTCCGGTGCTCTCATGCCTGCCTCGCAAGGAGAGGTCCCCTGATGAAGTAGCTGTGAATTACCTCTTGAATTGCTATGGGGAAGTTCCCAGTTAAGGTCCAAGACAACCTTGTACCCGATAGCGTAAAATCTACTATCTTGTTCTTGATAGTTCCTGTACCAAGCACACCGAATGATACAGTCAACACCACCGTGTTCCCGAATTCGTTCGACAGTGTCAGCTCTGCTTGGCCAACGCCAAGGTCCCGGTAAACGAATTGTATCCTTTTCAGAGTTTTGTTCCATGCTGACTGTCCGTAGTCAAACTCTTTACTGGGGCCAAGTACCCAGGTGTCGTTGATCACCTCACTGTAATCAAGCTCCCCAATCTGGCCATTCGAAAAGCCTAATGTTAGGTTATCTGCACTGATTTGAGAACCTGCAAGATTTATGATCCAATTCTGTTGAGCAATCGTACCTACTAGGTCAATGATACGAACACCATGAATTGTCTTAAACCTTCCGACGCTGGTTGCTTTACGCCCAGTAAAATACTGACGAGTCCAGGCCTGTGTGCCAAAGTCATAGGTCCAGATTGCCCCATTTGGCAGGATCAGCCAATAGGTCAAGAAGTCCCTACCTGCTGTGCTGTCAGTGATACCTCCCATAACAAGGTCAAAATTACCTTGATAGATATCATTAAGGATCGCCTTTCTCGCCTTATTCCCAATCCGCTGATGGGTCTGTGCGTCAAACATGTACACATCATCACGACCCACAAAGCAACTGATATTTCCCCATTGAGCCAACGAGTAGGGGCAAATGTTCCCGACACCCTCCTTACTGTAGTTGATAAACGTAAACGGGTTTAACGCATCAAAGGTCCGATCCGCAAACACAATCCGTTCAGGAAAGTACATCGTCAATCGGTTGGTGAGCACAACCAAGCCTGTGAGCGGGTCCGTACCCTCAATGATATCTTGGAACCCTGAGCCAACACCCACCCAATCCTGAGGGAAGCTGTCTACCGTGTATCGTATGCGCTGTGGAAACGGGTTGCCGCCCTCTACCGTAAAGCCAGCGATGACCCGGTTGCCAAACGTCGTGACGAACTTGGCGATTGGTGCGTTAGCATCTTCATCCGTGAATGCTCCTGAGACCCCGTCCCAAAGTTTGATCTTATCAACGCCGTTCGCAAATAGGATCATTCCCTGTAGGGACGTGCCTGTATACAGGTTAAGGTCTGTGGCAGTCAGTGAACCAGTCAACTCCTGCCAGTTTGTCCCGATGTACCCATACGCCTTTGTCTTGGTAGCCAACAAAAAGTGCCGGATACCATCGATGTCATACCCATCAATCTGCCCGTTGATCGCATTGGCGGAGACAGCGGTGAAAAAGGGCTCAGGACGAGTGCGTAGATCTTTCTCAGTACAGAAGAAATTCGCGATGTTCTGAAAGTCCTTATCCTCAATCCGCCATGGTGGTAGCTCAAGGTTAACCCCACCGAACGGACAGGCCTGGACTAGTTGTTGTAGACGTGGCTGTCTTGGCGGCATATGAGTTAGTACCACATAATGATCTTACCTAAGTTTACGTTTGAACCATTCGCGGCCAAGTTCTTTACTCCGAATGCCACCCCGATCGTCGTAGAACTTGTCGGTAGATTGGTGGTATGCGTATTGGTCAATACATCATCAATATAAAATGAGTAGGTCCCTGCCGCGAATGAGATCCTAAGGGTGTATACCGTATCATTTGCGATGGCCACGGTCGTTGCTGTGCGCGTGTTGGCTCCAGCATTTGAGGTGACCGTCCGCCAAAATGCAGTGCCATCCACGCTGGTATCATAGCTGAAATAGGCCTGGTTTCTCGCATTCGTCGTTGCGTCAAGAATACTTGGAACTGTACCAACACCGGCATCCGATAATCCAGCTGCGATGCGAACAGAACCAGCAACCCCCTGGATGTATAAATGAAGAACAAGCTCACCACCCCAACGAGGTTGAACAATCTGCGCAGTTCCTAAATACCAGCCGCATTCCTGATTGATGAGGCCGCCAGTCGCGGCACGAGCAAATGGTCCCTCAGCCCTATCTCCATTGCCAAAAGAGGCACCAGCGGAAGCTGGGTCAAGGGTGGCAAATCCAAGTGTTCTAGTACTAAACCCTCCACTGGCCAATCCTGGGGTGGCAACGATCTCATGTAGACCCTCAGTGTTAGGTGTATATGTGCCACCACTAGACCCTGAGGCATGGATGTCCCGCCAAGCATACACATCTGCAACGTCCTTATCACAGGCCTCATAGGTGTCCGCAACACCCGCCCCACCAGCCACAAAGAAGATATAACCTCGCTTAGTGGAATCACAGGTTGGCTTTGTACCTGTTAGGATCTGGATGCCGCCATCCTGCGGTAAACGAAACGTGTCGGTAATCGTGGTGCTACCATCAGGGTTGGTGCTGAATACCCACCTAGTGCCATGAGCCGAATTCGTGTGGGTCTGTGTCGCCTCAGTAAAGGCGCGTGCCGTCCCAAAGAACCCAGTACCATCATGGCCGTTCGACGAGAGACCAAGCATCCAATCACCTGACTGCACCGCCGTCGGAGTCCCAATAGTCCCTCGTGACTTATATGCTCTGAACCCGGCGGAGTTACCAGGCGGTGCATCAGCATCAGCACGCTGAGAACTGACAACACCATTATGAGTTCCGGAACTCGCGACGCTCAGTCCCTCATCGGTTAGGGCAGACTGTACCCCTATTCCAACAAACTTGTTAGTATCATCAAAAATGAAATCAGCATCACCGCCAAAAGCACCAGCGTCATTATACTGTACATTCGTGGTAGCGCCACCTGGAGATGTACCAGCCGAGATGCAGTCTCCCCAAGACCCGTTTTCATGGCATCTAAACTTGTCAAGAACCGAATCATAATACTGGTCCCCATTCACCCCAACTGATGGATCTGCCGTATGTGCACCAACATTAAAGCCAGCGTTGGTGCCGTTCGGATTAAAGGTTTGTTTGATGCCATCTCCCCACAGATTCAAGAAATCGGTGGCCGCTGCCACAATGCTCGCGTTGGGGAAGGTAACGGTTCGAGTGGTAGCCGCGGTGAAACCATCTACCTCAAATCTAAGTAACTTAGAGACGTCACTAGATCCCTTAACAATTGGGATGGTGTCTGAGAATGGTGGTGCCGCATCTATCGTGACCGAACCGCCACCATTATTAGTCAAGGTTCCGTCGGTTACCTTGATATTGATAACCCCAGAAACGTTTGGGGAACCGTCAACCTCCTGAACTGAGAGCGATGAACCTGAGCTTGACCCTGTACCGCCGTTTGCAGTGGGCAGTACGCCTGACACCGCGGCTGATGAACTCAGGTTCACCGTACCGAAATCAGGTTGGCCGCCCGCTGCTGGGACACGAAAGACCTGGTTAGCCAACCCAACGGAACTAGTCTTTATGGGGAGAGTGCCATTGCCCAGTAGCACCGTATTCAACGTAAATGTAGCTGCCCCTGTCCCACCGTTAGGTACGGTAAGCACGCCTGCGGTAGCCAATGCGGTAAGTGTGACGTTTAGCAACTTGTATGTCGGGATCGTCCCGCCAGTGAACAAGATGTCTACAACCGAATCACCTACATAGAAGTCAACATTCCCAAGGCTGTCAGTGATCATCGGTTGCGACTTGACAACCGTGCCAGTAATGTTATTGTAGACGGTGAATCGTGTACTAGTCCCAGGAGTATAGACATTGACGTTTACACCTGGGGCTACGTCACCATTGGTCTTCCTGACCTGATAGATAAAGTGCTCGTACGTCGCAGGCCATAGGTTCTCAGGAAATAACAGAACACAGAGGACCGCAAAGAACGTAATTATCTTGGTGGTAATTTTCCTGTTTCTGTATCCCATCCGTGATTGACCTCCTGAATTTGAACTACATCCTTTTCCCTGGTCCAATCAAATGATTGTCGCTCACCGGAAAACTTGGTATCTGCCAAATGGATCCCATCTCTTGCAGAAAAAGTTTTGAACACCGTGACTGACGACCCACTCGGGAAATACTCCTGAGTGAACACATCATTTGGAAATATCGGTTTAGGAAACATGTTACACCGGTAGATTGAGTACGACAGTATTTCTGTTACCAAGACCATCATTCACGCAGGTAATACGGATGGTACCTGGGTTATTCATCGCCTCCATAGTGATTGAACCAGAACCGACGCCTGCCAAGACACCAGCAAGTGCCGCTCCAAGTGCTGACAAACACTGACGGGCATTAACCCCAGTCTCAACGACTACCTGGTCAAGACCATCGGCTTGCAATTCGACGCGTCCAGCCGCATCAGTCAACAGCTTATTCGCTGGCGTAACCAATACCGGCAAATTGTCCTTGAGCAACTGACCATAAGAACCAGCTGTACGTGCCTCAGCCGTGAGCTCATCATAAAATGCGTTGACAAGTGCAACCAGTTGTGCAGCGGCAACCTCAACCTGACCCGCGTTAAGCTGAAGTTCTCCAGCGCCCACACCGTCCTTGATGGTGACCACCGGGTAGCCAGCCGTGTCTTCTGCTGGAACAGTAGTGCCGTTCCACTGACCAACATTAACACGGATGTCTCCCAGTGACTCAGGGTAGAGATTAAGAACTGGGATGATCGCATTAACTGAGGTAGTCTTAACGATCACCATCGTATGATCAGCATTCATCTCAGCAGCGGTCAAATCCAAGAAGTATGTGCCTGACGCACCAATCTCAGTCGCCTCATTGGTGCAGTCAGCATAACCAGCACCATCAAGATCAACCTCGGAGTCCAAGCCCGTGGCACCAGTAACCAGGGCACCAGTCGTGTCACGGATCTCAAAATAAGCGCGGTACGCCACGTTCTTACGAGGGATTGGCATTGCGTCGCCAGCTGCCATGGTATTCTCCTATAAGGCCTGAAGAAAGTACTCTAACGTGATGCCCTCACCAATACCAATGTTGAAGGCCGACGAATCCCCGTTTTCATCAAGATGAACTGCTCTAGCTGCCATGTTACCACCGGCCGCCGCGTCAAAGACGCCGAGCTCAAAAATGCTGAAGGCAGACGCCGCGATGAATTGGACCGTCAGGTGTAGTGTGTCTGCCGTCACCTGGGTTGTCTCAATAACTGCCGTTGCAAGGAACCGAAGAACCTCAGCAAACAATGCTGTCTGTGTGCGAGCCGGGATCGTATCATCAGTCCCAATCGCGAGATAATTAAAGGCGCTTAAAGGAACGCCATTCCAAGCAGACACAGACAACCGGCGCAGGACGTCCGTCTCTTGGTTCTTAACAATCCAAGTGCCCTTCTTGGTGGTAATCTTGAACCAACCATTGTAGTGCATGTTAAGCCTTCATGATAAACGCGAGGGCAAAGTAGACCGGGATATTGGGCTGATTGTCCGAGAAGTCAGTGTGGTTATGTGCCGCGGTGGCCACGTTTACAGTCGGTACTGTCACATCCACCGTCACCACGGTAGATGCGGGGGTCATGGGCCCCATCACGTGTGCATGGGTGTCTGAGCCTGCAATGACCCCAGGATCTACACCTGCCGCTGCGCCACGAACAAATCGGTCACGAAGGTCAGGCGTACCTGCCGTCCCGTCACAAAGCTTATAGCCATCCGGGATATCGGCAATAAGGCCTGACCACATGATGATGCCGCCCTGCGGCACGCCAAAGGAGACGTCATCCCATGTAGCCCCGTTATCCCGGGACACGGCACCAGTAGTTGAGTTAATCCAAAGAGCGCCAGGCGCATCAGGGTTATTGGCAGGTGGAGCACCCTGATAGAACGGTCTCGCTGAACCCTGACGGTGATATCCAGTCGTTGGAGCATCCGTGATCGGAAAGAAATGTTCAAGATCAATCCGCTCACGAATCTGCAGCTTAAAGTCCCGGATATCATCACCGAGCTGGCTCGCAAGATCAGTATCCGCTGGATCGTTCTCATTCCATGGCTGACTAAATGGCATGTTCTAACCCTTCTTCTTTGGCGCATTGGGCCGTGAGTGCTTTCTTGCCTCACGCTGGATTGAGTACGCGATCGCTACCGCCTGCTTTTGTGGCTTATCAGCATGCATCTCAGCCGCCACATTCTCAGAAAATGCTTTTTTTGAGGTACTCTTCTTAGTTGGCATAGATCACCTAGTCATTCAGGCCATCCAAACCATCGTTTAGAACACGATTTTCTAACCAGTGTTGGGGCTCCGTCTTCCCATCGCTTAAGATCTCAGCAATGCGCTCATACCGATTGAACCCCTCAGGATTGTCCACACAACCACGAATAGTACATAAGAACATACCATTCTGGAAGACTAACTGAGAGGTCCTCGTCATGATGCCGCATCGATCACAATTGTGCCATGGAACGCCGATCGCCCCAGCCCTGTAAGGCATGTTAGTAACCCCCGTAAGACGATTTCTTGGTGGTCTTCTTTGTATCAGACCCCTTCTTTCCACCTGCCCTGGGTCCCTTATTCACCCCAGGCTTCTTCTTGTTCATTGGCACCTCCTCACTATGCGCAGATAATCACCAGCTTACCACTTTGGAGGGTTGGAACAGTAAGACCCTCAACCCAGCCTGGGTCATAAACTGATGACTCGAAGTCATTGGCCTCAGACGCCTTCGCATCAAAGATGATGCGTGATCCTGAAGCGTTGGTGACAACGGCCTGATGGCCGACCGTGGTGGCGCTAGTCCACGTAATGCTGATGATCTTCAACCAGGATAGCCACAGCGGCGTGGCGCCTGGCGTGTCGATCACGAAATGCCGCGGGCCAACTTGGTTAACCATGCTCTACTCCTCTTTGGACGGTTCAGGTTCCTCAGCCATGATCTGTGCATTGGCTGAATGTACAGGAAAAACGTGCAATTTCGCGCACTTCCCGTCATTTGAAAGTACGAGGGCAGGATTACCCTCATAATTGATGATCTCCCCTGGTCTGAACGGAAGCTTCTTCGTTGTCGGTTTTGCCATAAAGCACTCTCCTCGATAGAGTAAGGGTGGCAGTTGCCTACCACCCTAAGGGTTTAGGTCCCTGCGGATCCCCAGGTTCCTGGCCAGTTGGATGCGCCGTCTGAAGAACGATAAAATGCAACGTGCTTCAGTGACCTGGTGTCGAAGTCGTCGGCAAAATCCTCATCGAGCGGATGACGATCGAAGTGGTTCAACTTGTGGCGAGACTTCTCCGCAAGACCAAACCAAGCCTTCGTTGACGTCAGGTACCGACCAATAAAGGGTGACAGACCCTTGTTATTGACGACATTGACCGTGTTCTCCGCGGTGTACGGCTTCCACTCGGAACCCAGAATCTCCTCAATAACCCACCGCAATTCCGGAGGAACCACGATGGTGGTCATCATTGCCTTCACCAACAAACCACGACCATCGATCATGCGCTCACACTGGTTGATCATCAACTGCAGACCAGAGTAGCTCAGATCAATGTCGGTCCCAGGACGGTTGGGGTAGGTGCCCTGGGTATAGACACCAACACCAACGATCGATGCTGGAACTGCCACCGTCGCAGGCAGACCACCCAGGAGTGGATGTGCCGCATTGAACAAAGAAACACCGTCCACCGTGATCTGCGTGGTGAACCCAAGGTTAAATACGTTCCAGGCGTTGGTCTCCTTGGTGTGTTGCGCCGTGCGGGCAAAGTTCATCGGAACTTTTTGGATGATGCCATACTGATCATCTTCCAAAAGCTCAAATGAGTACCGTACACCCTGCCCAAACGTCGAGTGGGTATAACGATACGAACCGCCCTGGATCACGTCGTCATAGTTGATCGGTTGGCCCTCTGGCTTGGTAGTCATCGGGCCAAGGCCTGCGAATTCAACATCATCCTCGAAGGCCTTGTCAGACGTCGGAGTATTAAAGATCTTATCATACTCCGAGTCCCTTGCTTCCAGCTGAGTCTGCTGATCCATCAACTCATGGATACCAGGCGCCATCAGCTGGGCATAGTTTCCGCGCGTCATCATAGTACTATGCACCTCCCATCTGGGCGGCCGCATCGAGGAATCGGAAGAACTCCCGCCCACCATTGCGACCAGCATCACCGGCATAAACCCCGGTCACTACGATGCTGTCTGTTTTTGTCTTGTCGATGAACCAGTACCCGTTGGAATCCTTGGTCAGGCCGTAGGACTTACCCACGTCCGTCTCCAAGGCAGGGACCGTATCCAGCACTTGCGCCTGGAATTCGGTGGTGTCGTCAGCAAGCTGGACACCGATCATCCCATCGTTGATGGGCGCCCCGCGAGGGATATTTACTGCTAAGGGTTGATTTTGAACCTCCCCGAACGTCAAGGTCTCCTTGACGCCCACGGTGGTCAGATTGGAAGCGGGCTCAACGGCAATCCCAGCAACCTTGCTAGTTGCCACTACCCCCGACCATTCTGCAACCCCGCCATCAACGGCATTATCTCGAAAGACAGGGGTCCCAAACTTGAAGGTTTGAGCTGCCTTCTCTTGATAACGACGGATGGATGGCTGACTATCAGTGGTGGTTCTTGCTACCACGATAGGTACGGCTTTACCCGCCATGAGAGTGGTCTCCTTTCACTAAGATCTGGTAACTGTGTGAGTTACCGCTTGATTGGCATCAATTAGCCGATCAAGTTGCGCCTGGTCTGGCGCAAAGGGGGTAAGGTGCCCGCCTGACCGCTTCATCAAGCCCTTCATCTCCTCCATGGCAGCTTCTGCGGTCTGTCCGGCTGCCATCTTGGTACGGAGGACCAAGGCCTTCATCGCTGAGGCATACCTCGTCTCAGAGATCTTCATCAGCACAACGTCACCGTTTAAGAACTTACCTTCCTTATTCGGCTTGATCGTGCACTCAACGTCATTCTTATTCGCAAATTGATAACCCTCCGCCTGGGCCCCGTACATCATCGCGCCCTCCTTCGCCTTCCAGTTGACCCAACGACATCTGATCCCAGGTACCAGATACCGTACGTCAAAGGTCGCTGGAGGCATGAGGTCCTCAGCAATGATGTTCTCGTCCGTCAGGATCTCAAGTTCTGAACGAGGAGTGAAATACTTTTGAACCGGGCCCTCTGGCGCCGATTCATCTGTTTTGTTTTTGTCTTCCGCCATTTAGACCCCCACGGTCATCTTAGATTTTTGAGCCAGATACTTCTCCGGCGTAACACCAAGCTGTTTTGCGATCTTGAGCTCTCGGTCTGTGAGCTGCTGTTGCGCCGTTTTTGGTGCCGGCGGATCACTTGGGCTGGACGACTCAGAGTAACCTGGAACCATAGAGGGGTCCCTTGCATACTCCTGCACGTGACGCCCGCGCACGCGTTCAATAATGATCTCCCACGTCGCTGGGTCCATGAGATACATCGGATTAAGTGGGTTAGCAAGCTCATCAATCTCCGAACCCCAGAGTTTGAACTCCTTGGCGTACTTGACCTTCATTTGCTCTTTGATCAGGTACACCTGCGTCTGGGTCGTGGCCTGCACCAGCGGGGCGGCCTTCTCATTGAAGGCGGCATCTGGGTCCGTCCACCATTTGCTGCGCTGGTCTGCCGGATTCGGTGGGGCTACTGGTTGACTGACCGGCTTTGCTGGGGTCAGATTTGCTACCTTGTTCAGAAGTGCACTGTTCGTGGCCTGGTATTCACGATTCTGTGACTCCAGGATCTTAATACGTTTCTGCTCCTCCGTCTCCACCGGTGGTGTTGCTGGGACGGCCGGTGTTGGGGCCGCTGGGTTTGTCACCGCTGGTGGGGAGCCCTGCGGCATATTTGGCGGATTCGCGTTGTAAAGCCTCAAGTTCTTCATCATATACTACCTCCGGTCTTCTAGATTGGTCCTTCTCTTCAAGAGCTATCTTGAAGTTCTCCGTTAACTTTCTGAGGTTCTCCTTAAATCCCTTAACCTCTCTGATCACCTGTAATGCGCCTTGTGCCCTAAAGATCTCAGGCCGAAGGTGGGATCGCTCCAACGTCCGGCGGGACCTGCTCTCCAGGTGCCCCAGGAGGCGGAGGAACAGGAGCCATTCCTGACTGTTGAGCAAAAGGGACAACCTGTCCTGGTTGGCCAGGAACTCCTTGGCCAGGGGCTCCAGCTGGGACATCAGCTCCTGGTAACTCGAGTCTTGGGAGGATGCGTTCGGTGTCTCCATTATCAAAGCTCTTCAAAATGTTGTGGAAGAGGACCTTGCTCCCTTTATAGATGCTCATGAGATAGTTCTTGAGCGTCGGGTCCTTGATGGTCATAATCATCTTGACCAACTCAATGGATTGTGTATAGTACGTGGTCATCGTCTGAGCAAGCATGGTGGCATGCTGACGTTCGACCTCGCGATTCACCGACGCGTTGCTGCAGGTCAAGTCCATCTGCAGTTGGTTGTACATCGCAATGCTCCGCGCAATCCGAATCATCCGTGCTGGATCAAACTTCTGACGAAGACGTTCATGCACGCCCCCGAGCGCGTATGACTTTAGAGCAAGACGACCTACCCTGGTAACTGCCGCGCGCAAATCCATAATGTTGAGATCTGTTCGCATGTTACCCTCTTGAAGCATGGATAGCGTACCTGAGGCGGAATAGACCCCACGCTTTCCTCCCATCGCCCCTGCACCGTAGCCGATCATCGGCGGGCTGACACCTGACCTTCTCTCCGCAAGATCAAGTGCAACGCGCTCCTCCTCAAATTCAAAGGTTGATTCACGGCCCATCTGTTCTACCCGGATATCATCCAGGCTGTCGACAAACAGTGGTTTATTGGGAAATAGTGGGAAGCTAAGGTCCAACATTGAATCCTTACGGGCCACGATGACATTGGTGTTGGCCGCGGTGGCTCGATCACGACGCTGATTATGGATCGTGCTTGCCTCCTCCTGCGATTGCTCAAGCAGTTCCGCGAACCCACGACCATGCCACATGTCATCACGTGGGAACAGCTTGCATCCGATAAACACATCTGAGAGATCATCGCCAGTATTATACGGGTTATAGATCTTTCTGACGAAGCTGTCCGACTCAATATGATAGGTGACGCATAATGAGTAGTACCTACCATCAACCAGTGGGTACTTATCAATCCAGCACTCATAGAACGTCAACCGATCTGCCGGCAATGAGACGATGCCGGTGTTCTCCTCCTGTTTAACCTCAATATTGGTCCGATTGCTGAGGTCAGGTCTTGTGTACAACCGTTTGATCACGTCGAGGTCATAGAACCCCTGGTATGCACGTAGGAGCGCAGTCTCCTTATGGAGGCGAACCCGGTGTACCTTCATGATCGCATCCTTAAAGTCTTGCACCCCTAGAGGCCACATCAAGAAGTCCGTGAATAACGTCTTCATCGGTTTGGGTCCGTCGTAGCGCACCACCTCCCTTTCTGAGATCTCATTCGGCGTTGACGAGGGCTCAACCACGATGGTGTGATCAGTAACATAGGGCACCTTGGCCACCGACGAGCCCAACTTCACGATATCGAATAACCAGTCCTTGATCGTTTGGTACAGTGCAAGCTCAGACTCATCCAACGCAGTGTGCTTCATGAAATCTTCCAGGTCCTTCTTAATGTGTTCTGGAAGTTCACCAAACGCGGTGAAAGTAAACAGCGGATCGGTCTTAAAGATAAGTGAGAGGATACGCGCCACGAGGGTGTCAGTGTGGATGCCCACCAACTGAACCACGAAGTTGCTCGCTCGGTGCCATGGGAAGCTCTTCACCTGCTCAAAGGGCTCCCCGTTATAGATCTTACGCCAGCGCGGGACATGCTCCGTGAAAAGTGTCTGAGTCCCACGGATCGCTAGATCAAGGTTCGTGCGCACGTAATGCCTCAACTCGCGCTCACGTTCCTCACTGAGACCCTTGATGGGGATGGCTCGAATCATTAGAACCTCTACACGAAGTCGTATGTGATCTTTTCTAGATCAAGATAGGAACCAACAAGCGCCACGAATACGTCACGCAGGTTCCGTTGTTGCGCAAACTCAGACAACCGCCAAAGGTCACTCATATTGAAGGTCATCTTAGGATCTCTAACGTTGTCAAAGGTGATGGTCTGCTTCCAAATACGACCATCAACGGTATTGATCTTGTATTCAAATACCTTAGGGGTCACGCCAACGCCTGACGTTCTGGTGAACGTGATCTTCTCAAGCGCGACGGCAGCATACAGTAATTCAGCGAAGTTCGACACCCTCGCCCAATCTGCACCAGTCAAATTGAGCGAGAGTGGTAATGTCGTACATGCGTGCTTCATACTGCTCCTTACGCAGGTCGTGCGGTAGACCAACCAGCCTCAGTGGCGTTCGCCGCCCACATGATGCCGGCCGCAATCGTCAGGACGGCCGCCTGATTGGTGGCATGGGCAAATCGGCACCCACTGACCAACCCGGTGGAACCTGCCGCATCGAGCAACAAGAAATCAGTGGGGGCGACCCCAGCCTCATCCTTATCATGGAAGTTGTCGATCAGCTCAGTGTTCACATTCTTTCCAGTCCCACCTGTCCCGCGAATGTGGGCGGTGACAATGTTATGGAAACGTGAACGACGGATGAGCGTCTGGGTTGGGAACGAGGAGACCCCACCAACGAAGTCGACCCCGATACCACACCAGGCAAACTCACAATCGTCGAACATGATGTCACCGGTCCCGACGATCTTTACGGCGACACCATCCGGGCCCTCAAGCTTACAGCGGTATGCCCGGAACCGGGCAATCTCATCACCCAACTGAAGGGCGTAGTCCGCGGTGCCCTTACCAGCGACACCCACATTGATCAGTGTGACGTCATCAGCCTCGATTGAGAGACCGGGGTCATTCACCCCACCTGGTTCGATATAAGCCGAACCCCGACCACCGAGGTCAAAGCCATAACCAATCAGTGAGACCCCTGACTTGTCAAGCACCAAGCCGGTCTCCTCGAACCGCTGCGGTGCCAAGAACGCGACGTCATTCGGCTGGATCACGTTGAACAGCTCTTCCAGCGTCTCAATCTGTTGCCCGGTACCAACGTACCAAGCTGTTCTCGCGAATGGAAACCCAACCTGGGTTGGGACGCTCTTAACCTCGAGCACCCCAGTCAAGGGATTGGGAACCAGACTAGGGAACGTTAAAGGGTTTGAACTTGAACCCATGTCTTTCCTCCTTGGCCGGTGGCCAGTTACTGATCACGAAGATTGGTGGGTGGGCGGCCAACCCGCTCAGTGGCCACCGTGTTACTAGGGGCGCTGACGGAGCTTGTTGCCGGTGTGGCGGCAACAACATTGTAATAGGTAAATTTGAACCCAGGGGTGAAGGCAGCACTGATCGAGGTCGTCCTGAGTTTGATCGGGATCGACTTCAAGGTGATTGTCGTCTTGGTGAGGTCATCTGTCCAACGAAGTTGAAACTCCGCATAGACCGGCTCATCAACAACCTGATAGTCCCAGGTAAATGTCGTGTTCTCACCCACAAACTTCTTCACTGTCATCGTGGGCGCGGTCGTTTGCGCGTGCGCGTGCGCGGATAACAGTAGAAGCAGCATGATGATCGACGAGATCACGATGGTTAGTCGAGCTGTCTTGAGATAGGTCATATCAATACCCCGATGTCTTGCTAACTGAGTTTTGTAGCGCATTTATCCGTTTCCTCACAATCTCATATTCATCTTCCCCAACTGGACGCCTACAGATCTCATCCGCGTGAGAGTAAGCATCGAGGAGATCAACCGTGGTCCCCGAGGGGAACTGCAGATACTCTTTTCTGAACTCGGTGTCAGAGTCCACGATCGCGACCGACTTGCGCTCAAATCGTGGCTGCGTCGCCCTGATCCTCTCCTCCTTCGACTTGTCCGTGGCTTTTCTGAACACCACCACCTTCATCTTCTTCTTCTCAACGCGGGCCTTGTAGTTCATATAGTTCTGCAGATGCTGGTCTCCCCCGTAGCCCTCAATCCCGCATCGCTGACACTTGAACCTTTCATAGGCGTAGAACGCCTTCTCCATCATCGCATCGGTCGAGCCCCGCTCCGCCCACGCGTATAGTATCCAATGGTCCTCGTCCGTATCCACGCCAACAACGACAACCGCATGCCTGGCCTTACCCCTCTTACCCTCACGAGCGGGGTCAACCAGAACAAAACGATTAAGCTTACCCAGATAAGTACGTTTTCCATCATCTCGGACATAGACCTCCACCTTTTGGGCGGTCGCGGCGGCATGCGGCTTCGCCTCTAGCTCAACGGTGAATGACCTTAACCACTCGGGCTCGAAGTCATGGGCGCCCGGTGCGATCGGGTTATTGAGGTACTGACAGGAGTAGAAGTAATCCCCCTGCTTACGTCGGATCCTCGCCAAACCCTTAAGGCTAAACCTCTCTGGGAAGATAACGACCCCATCCTCAATCGCACTTCGTGTGATAAACTCATAGTCGAGCTCATTCTCACGAATCCAGGAATTGAGGTCATTAAATGCCCACCGGTTCCCAATGACCAGAGACTCAGAATGGTCCGGGTCATCAAATGCGCCCTCAAGGAGCACGTGATAATCGATGGCGCCCCTCATGACCGTCTCGGACCCCATCGCCTCCATGCCGACGAGATCATCCTCAATCATGATATCATAGTGTCTTGACTGGAGTGCACTCCCTACGCCCGTCGCCTCCACCGTCGACTCGCTGAACTTCTCAGTCCGGTTAAACTCTAGCTCGGTGTCCGTCCACCGGCACTTCTCATTCGGCAACAAGCTCGGCCAGAGGCCGCGGAACAGCGCATTCGACTCAAACTGCTGCCTCGTTGACCTAAGGATCTTTTTCGCGTTCGTTTCAGTGCTGCTAATAACGAGGACGCGGACATTAGGGTTATGCACCGCTCGAAGCTGCTCAACCTCTTCAGTGGTTGTCCACCTCTTTTTAAGCGCATACTCTATGACCTCCTCCTCCATCGGGAGGGCTCGCCACGTTGGTAGCGACTTCGAGGCCACCGTCGTCTTAAAGTGGCCCCTGGGCAACTCAACCACCGTCTTTCCCAGGGAGCGTTGCAGGGTGTTGCACAACGGCTGGTGAAGGTGAGGCACCAGCTTATTGTACTTAAATATCACCTTCGCGAAGAAGTAAAGTGAGGAGAGCCCCATCCACTTCATCCGCATCGCAAATTCATACGGATCGTGGATATTTGGCTCTACCATCACTCATCCTTAAACCCCAGCCGCTTCATCCCAAGCTCAATCAGCATAGCCGCGAACACACGGCGGTCAGGACATTTTGAGATGTCAGTAAACCACTGACCGCCACGCAGTTCCACCACAACACCAACACCAACCACCTCACCCTTGCGCGCCCGTGCAAGCACATTCTCTAGGACCTTAATCACGCTCTCATCTCTTGCCTGATTAAACGGCACGATGACATCCAGCGGCCTAGCCTTCCGCATCTGTGGCCTCCTGCCTCAGCTCATCACGCTCCTCCATGGTCATCGAACCCACCGTCCTCTCAGCCGGCACCAAGCGTGTCTGCGGCCCGGCCATCTCTTTGAAGGCACTCATAACCTCCTTCACGACGTCGGCACCGAAGTTAAACACATTGGAGCTCTTGCCACCGTCCCCGGCGTTTACACGGGCGGGCACGAGCGCGTTCGCGCGATCCATAACCATATTCACCGCGGCCAGCCGATCACTATCCTTAGCGTTCTGACGACGGGCGATCCCCAAGGCAATGTGCATCATCTCATCAGCCGAGAGGCGAAGGATCATCTGTAACTCCTTGAGGGAGTCATGAACCTCCGCCTCTAGCCGTTGCACCCCACCGAGGGTGTACTCGTTGAATGACTCTCTAAAGTCATGGTCGCCAAGCCTTGCATGGATGAGCGGCTCAATCTCCTTCCCACCCATCGCCGCAATGATTTTAGGTAGCGGCTGCCTTAGAACCAGTCGCCGAATCAACTCTTGATCGAACCGAAAGGCCGCGATCTTCTCAGGCTGAACCTGGTATGGCTGCTGCCCGCGGGGCAGCGAATCTAAGGTCTTCTGCTTCTCAGACTTGCGCGCCTCTTTCAAAAACTTTGATTTCCGCGTCTTCCGCTCCTGATCAGGAAACGCGCGTGCGCGTAGCATTGGAGTTACCCCTTAATTCTCAGCTTACTGAGAAATTCTCAGGCGGGTGCGGCGTGTTGTCAATGATCACCTGAGTCAGATTGGTCGCGTAGCTGGCATTTGTGCCATCCTTCACGGCCGCGATCCTAAAGTATAACGTGGCCGCCCCTGCATTGATGACCTTCTCCCTTGAACTAACAGGCAGGCCACCAACAACCACCGCAAAGACGCCATTCGGCGTGGGTGAGGACTCAATTCTGAACTCATCAATCTGCGCCTCATGCGCTGGATTGTATTCCCACGCAAAGAGGATGGGGTCACCAGTTCTTTTCACCACCGACGTCGACATGATATGATAGCGGCCTCCTGCCGCGGCCTAAGGCCCAAACATGATCCTTAGGTCTCCTTATGGTAGAGACAACATTGGCTGAGCTGAAGATTGTAGGCGAGGGAGTTTACTTCTGTAAACAACAATTTTTGCTAAGGTAAAATAATTTTACCTTACGTGCGTAAGAGATAGTGAGAGAGTGAGGTTGGGCCCCACAACAGCTGGAGAGAAATACTTAGGTAGAGTTGAAAGACGTTCGGCCAGGAACCAACACTGGAAACTACGGCAAAATTATGCGGTTGGCTTGCGTGAGGTGGGTCGATCGCCGGTTTTGGGAGCCGGGCCCTTTCAGGATCACCCACAAACTGACAGAATAGGGCAGGACGTGAGGGAACTGACAACCGATGGCAGTACAGGAATGTAACTGATTGGTGGTTAGAGGGAGGGGAGACCATGGTGGTCTCCCCCTTGGGTAGGATTAGCGGCGGGTGGTTTTGGAAGGGATCTTAGCGGATG